GTCAACGCTCCATATCGAGTAGAGGAACATCACGACACAGGCACCGATGACGCTGCCGATCAAGCCAGCCGGTGCGTCGCCGAACGGCAAGCCGCCGGCCAGCGAACCCACGATGCCGAGGCCGATGGTCGGCACCCAACCGTCAGGGCAGCGCCCAGGCATAACCCACTTGGCGATGCCGCCAGCAACGGCACCAAAGATGAGCCACATGACCAGCGACATAAGGCACTCCTACTGAGCGAGATGGAACGTGTCTGCGATGAGTCGAGCGTTTGACGGCGTGCGGGCCTGCGTCTCGGGCGGCGCGGGGGCGAGCCAGTTGCCGTGATGGATGTCTCTGTATTTGAAGCCGTCCGTGTCGCCGATAGCCCAAGCGTCTTCAAGCATCCGAGTCTCAACGACAGAGCGACGCGCCCAGTACGAACCATCTGGCATGTCTGCCGGAACCTTCGGGCCTGCGATCCAGTTTGGCCCCCACGAGTTCAAGATCAGCACCAAGTCGTCAGGTGAGCCGTTCTTCTTGTGGCGGATCGCAATCGCTACTTGTTGGTGCATCCATGTGCCAGATGCTTCGGATATGCCGTCCTTGTTGCGGACAGACTGAAAGCCTTGGGAAGACGCGAGAGTTACGGGATAGCCGCTCTCCAGTGCCGCCGCCAATTCCGCCCACGAGCGAACGGCGACCACATGCCGCAGCGGGTGCTTCTTCGCCTCGGCATCCATGCGGCCTGCGTCACCTTGCCCACCGCAGCCGTAGGCTCCCCATTGCTTTGCTCGCTCGCCCGAATACTCCGTCAGGTCTGCGGTCGGATACTTCTGGCGATAGACCACGCCGTACTCGCGGAGAAACTTGGCAACGCCGAAGCCGGTGGCACCATCGGAGAAGCCGCCGTATGGCTGGGCACCGTCGCCGGGTTTTCCTCGGGCTTCGACGCGAGCGCCACCGTAAAGCGGCTCAGTCGCCGGCAGGAGCGGTGGCTCTGGCAGCTTGCCAAGCGACCACGACACGGCATCAGCAACCGCCACGGCGTGCATTCCGCCCCACGACGTGCAGTCGCCTATGAGTTGCCGTCCCACGACAAACGGCTTGCCGTAGCGTGCTCGATGTGCGGCATCCAGTTGGCGATACAGAAACGTGTCGATTCCTTTGGCTTCCTGCATCGCCTCGGCACCCGCCTGGGCGAAAAACTTCTCATCGCCGAGAGTCGCCAAAAACGCCCGCGTACCCTCTGGGTCTGGCGTGTACCCAAACCGTGCGTCAATGGCGTCAGCCGTGCGGCGAGTCGCTCGCTCAACGAGCACGCCGAGGATCGCCATGACGATGACGAACGACACAGCAGACAGTGACCAGCGGTCAGCGCGTGACATCAGCGGCAGCCCTCGACAGGTCACGGAGTGCAGCCACCCACGCCGCCCGGCTCTCGGGCGTCACGGGACCGCCAGACGAGCCAACAGAGTCGTCCAAGAACTTGTGGACGGCGTCACGTACTTGCGGCTGGCGAGCGCCGATTGACTCGCCCTTGCACCGCATCTCGCGGGCGGCAATCCGCAAGTCGTCAAACGCGACGCCGGTCTTGAGTCTCTGGTCATGCTGCCCGTCGTACTCGATGCAATCTGCGAGGGATGCACACAACTCGGACATGATGATGGCGTCGGATGCGGCCCGCTCTCCGATGAACTTGCCACGCAGCGTGAACGCATCGGGCGGCACGGGTGCAGGGGTGGGGGTGGGTGCTTGTCGGCTTGGTGCAAACGCCAGATACGCAGCGACGAGAAGCGCCACGGCGGCGACGTGCTTGCCGTCAAACGTCGGCATCTTCGCCGTAGCGATAAACGCCTTCACCTTCTCTGCAATCTGCTGCCCCGCGAGAGCGTAGACCGCGACGGCAACTAGCAACGCTGTGATCACGACTTCCTCACAAGAGGTAGGATTGTTTCGATGGTTCCGGCTGCGATAGCGATGACGAGTGCCCGAGCGGCTGGGCGCACGATGAACCAAAACGGGTACGTCGCATACGGCACGCACAGCACGGCGAGCGAGTCAAACAGCACGCCGACAGCCTCAAGCACGATTGCTCGCTTCTCTTCGCCCGTCAGCGTCTTGGTTGAGTCCAGCGTCTCAACGGTCAGCCTGACGAGTGCTGCCACAAGCATGCCGAACTCGCCCCACGTCAGCCCGTCCTTCGCCGACACGCGAGCCGTGACGAGGAACGCCGACACCTTGTTTGCGATGTCGGCAAACGGCGCAGCGGCAGCGAGTGGAGCGTCGGCAACCATGCCGCCAGACTAGGCTGGCTGGGCAGCGGACTAGACCGGGTCTGACGACTCACATTCCGCAAGACAAGCTGCGTAGCCGGCGAGGTCAATCGGCCCGTCTGCCGTCTTGTTTGGCCCGAGGAATCGGGCAACCTTGTCGAACGTCATGAAGATCGCCCAATCGCTTTCAGTAAGCGGACGCTTCAGCACGTCGGCGAAGGCAGCGTTAATCATGCCAACAGTTCGCCGGAAGTGATGCCGCGGCCCGCCGTACTTCGGGCGACGATCACGCACGACGTCAATGGCGTCCATCAGCAACTTCTCGGCAGGACTGACGTCGTCGTGATCCTTTGCAAGGATGCTGTCGCCCGTCCACCGGATGTCGTCCGTGGATGCTTCCATCTCCTTCTGACCTTGCAGAATCCAATCGACCGGGATCTGCTCGGAACGCTCGGCGTGGTACTTCTCGGCGCTGGCCTGCGTGATTTCCTTCCACCGCTCTGGTGCGTCGTCTGCCGGCTGGCACTTGCCGCCGTCGCAGCATCCGCCAGCCAGGCGAGTCTCCACAGCGGCTCGGAGTTGTGCGTTCGTGTCTTCCAAGCTGGCGATGTGTCCCTGCATCTTTTTCCTTTCGATTATGAGCCGAGCGGTGTCCGCAGCCAGCGCCCCTGCTGTGCCCGTCCACTGTCCCTGAAAGCGATACGCTCGCTGGCGGGCCTCGGCGATGTACTCGTCAGTTAATTCGTATTGCATGCGTCAAGCCTTCTGCGTACGCAGGTCGCGGTCGCAGTAGATGGGCATTGCCTTCGTCACCTCATGGCGTCCGTGGTCAATCACGATGCACGCCTGGCACGGTGGCTCATATGCCGCCTTGATCCTTGTGGCGTATGCCGAGTGCCCGATGACGCTTCCGTTGGCGACGTACCGACCGGCCCGTAGCCACTGGAACTGATGCCAGTGACCAAAGCACGTAAGGTCCGCACGCTTCACTGCGTCCCAGGCGGCGATAGCTTTGTTGGTTGGTATCGTGATTCCGCCGATGCCGCCGCCGTACTTGATGGCGTGCCCGTGGTGGAAGCGGACGAGGAAGCCATCAAGGTCAACGTAGTTGAGATAGCCGGTGCCAACTTGCCAGCGCACGTTTTTCCGCTTCTCGCTGCTGGCGAGCGTGAGGTATAGGTGCTGCTCGAAAGAGTGTTCCATCTCGGTGCCGATGCGTAACTTTTCAGTGCTTCGCCCGTGGTTGCCGCTGTTGGTTGCGACGACGACAGACTTCGCACTATCGGCAACGGCGTCGATGAAGGCTCGCAGCCTCTCGCCAATCCAACGGGTAGCCGCCAGCGGGGCTAGTTGAGCCAACTCGGCAGTGTCGTCATGGATGTGACCGCTCAGAAGATCCCCTCCGAGCCAAACGACGACGCGGTCTATCTTTGCAAGTTGGCGTTCGTGCTCTAGGAGCCGGAAGAACCGCTCGTGGAGTTCGTTCAAGCGGAGTTGACATACGTCAAGTGAGTAGTCGTTCAGCCCGTTCACAGTCTCGGGATCGACACGCTCTTCGCAGTGGATGTCGGAGAGCAAAACGACCATCGTGGCGGCGTGTTTCGGGCCTTTGACAGATTTGGTCAAGGACGGCTTCGCAGCCTCAATGCCGTGCAGCTGCACCAGGGCGTCACCACGCTCACGCTCACGGTCGATTTGAGCCAAGGCCGCCTTGTACCGATTTCGGTACGTTGCCAATTCTGACCGCAGCCGTGCCAGTTCAGCGTCAGCGGCAAGCTGCTGCGAGTGGCTGATGTCCTCTGCGACTGCGTCCTTCAGGCTTTTTCGAGCCATGTAAGCACTCCCTGTGTGCCAACTTCAGAGATGCCACGGACACGCATGTTCTCAGCAAGTGCCCTAGCCAACGTCTTCTTGCGGCTGCCGAGTTCGCCAGCAGCCCACTCAGCCTTGATGGCGTCAAGTTCTGCCCGGTGCTCGGGTGCCAGCCGCTCGTACCAAGTAGCTGGCCCGTGGCGAGCGTCACTTACTGCCTTTCGCACGTCGTCGCGCAGGCTGCTTCGGCTTTTCGTCTTCACGCTTGGCGTCCTTTCCTTCAAGATGAATCCAGCCGTCTTCGTCAGGGATGCCGCCGCCGGCCACGTCGTCCTCTTCCTCGTCGCTGTCAAACGGCGAGATGTCCGCAGGCGGCTGCGTCGTGGGCTTCGGCTGTGATCGCGGGCGTCCCATGCCACTAGAGTGGCAGGACTGTCAAGCGTTACGCCTGGCG